GCCTGGAAGTAATTCCGGCGGCACCACTGATGCACGCTCTGCTGCTTCAAAGGCCGAATCAGTTCCTTCCTCTGTTGTTCCTGGTCAAAAGAAGACCAAGAAAGAAGAAACAGAGGTTGAAGGAGAAGTAGTCGCAGAGGAAGAGGTTGAAGAAATCTCTATCTCTGAGATCGACATTGAAGAAGACGTTACTGCTCTTCTAAGTGGTGAAGAACTCTCTGAAGAGTTCCAGAGCAAGGCTCGCACCATTTTCGAAGCAGCAATCCGCAACAAAGTTGCTATCGTCAAAGAAGAACTCCAAACCCAATATGAGGGAAAACTCAGCGAAGAGCTTGCTCTAGTGCGTGAGTCCCTAACTGAGCGTGTAGACGCTTATTTGGAGTACGTCGCCGATGAGTGGATGGCAGAAAACGCCATCGCCGTCGAGCATGGACTCAGAACTGAAATGTCAGAGAGTTTCATCTCTGGTATGAAGTCTCTATTCGATGACCACTATGTCACTATCCCTGAGGAGAAGTATGACGTAGTTGAGTCCATGGTTGAGAAACTTGATGAAATGGAAGGAAAACTCAATGAGCAAATCGAGCGTAATGTCGCTCTAAACGCTCGCCTAGGAAGCGCAGTCGGTGATTCAATCTTCACCCAAGTTGCCGAGGGTCTTGCTGAGACCCAGAAGGACAAACTTGCCGCCCTTGCTGAGAATGTTGAGTTTGATGGTGAAGTAAGTTACAGAGAAAAGTTAGAGGATCTAAAGGAATCTTATTTCCCCGCAGGTCGCTCTACTTCAGTCTCGACCAGAAACAGCGTCGAGGACCTCACTGAGGAAGTAAACACCGGTACTCAAAGTGCTGATGTTTCCGAATCAATGATGGCATATCTACAGACACTCGACAGAGTTTCTAAAAAGTGAATTTTTGATTATTAAATCAAACCCATAAATACTCACAAGGATTATTAAAAAAATGTACAATTCCGCCGACTCACAACAACTTCAGGAGAAGTGGGCGCCGATTCTAAACCACGAAGGTGGTATCGAAGACGCTCATAAGCGTGCCGTAACAGCACAACTCCTCGAGAACCAGGAAGTTGCTCTATCCGAAGAGCGTGCTTTCCTTTCAGAAACACCTACAATCAACACTGACCCCAATGCAACCGGCAACGCTGGTTTCTCTGGTCAGGGCGATCAGTCTGTTGCTGGTTTCGACCCAGTACTAATCAGCCTTATCCGTCGTTCTATGCCCAACTTGGTGGCATATGACATCTGTGGCGTTCAACCGATGAATGGTCCTACTGGACTCATCTTCGCAATGCGTTCACGCTACGATTCACAGATCGGCGAAGAGACCTTCTACAACGAAGTTGACACTGCATTCTCTGCACAGAACAAGCAGGGCACCGCTACCCAGGGCAACTACTCTGGTCAGGTTGGCGCAGGCAACACCGTTGGTCTAGGCACCACCGCTCAGCGTGGCAACAACCCCGCAATCCTCAACCCACTACCTGGTGACCAAGTTGGTTACAACGTAGGACAGGGTATGAAGACCCAGGACTCCGAGGCTCTAGGTGAGACCGGAACTGAGTTCAACGAAATGGGCTTCAGCATTGAGAAGGTCACCGTGACTGCCAAGTCACGCGCCCTCAAGGCACACTACTCCATGGAACTCGCCCAGGACCTCAAGGCGATCCACGGTCTAAATGCTGAGGCAGAACTCGCTAACATCCTATCAAGCGAGATTCTTTCTGAAATCAACCGCGAGGTTGTCCGCACCGTATACAAGACTGCCGTTCCTGGCGCTCAGAACAACGTTGCAACCCCTGGCGTATTCGACCTAGACGTTGACTCCAACGGTCGTTGGTCTGTTGAGAAGTTCAAAGGACTTATCTTCCAGATCGAAAGAGATGCAAACGCCATCGCGCAGACCACTCGTCGCGGGAAGGGCAACTTCATCATGTGTTCCGCTGATGTTGCATCTGCTCTAACCATGGCTGGTGTTCTAGACTACACCCCAGCACTCAACGCTAACCTCAACGTTGATGACACCGGTAACACCTTCGCTGGTGTTCTCCAAGGCAAGTATAAGGTCTACATCGATCCTTATGCTGCTAACGTCTCCAACCAGCAGTACTATGTCGCTGGTTACAAAGGTTCTTCACCTTATGACGCTGGTCTATTCTATTGTCCATATGTCCCACTCCAGATGGTTCGCGCCGTTGGACAGGACACCTTCCAAC